GATGATTGCGTCTTAGTGGTCGAGCGCAAAGAGCTCGACAAGCTCCATGACTTGGAACCATGGTTTTTGGATATGGGGTTCTCGATGAAAAGAGAGCCTCATGTTGACGTGTTTGAGGAGATAGAGTTCTGTCAATGCCACCCGGTGTTTGACGGAAAGAACTATGTCATGCTGCGCAACCCAAAGACCTCCATCGCAAAAGACTGTGTGTCCATCCACCACTTACCTACCGATCACGCCCTCAAAGCGTGGATGAAGTCAGTAGGTCAGTGCGGTATGTCACTAGTTGGCGGGTTTCCAGTCGTCCAAGAGTTTTATGCACGGTTCACGAGAGAAGGCGGGGACGTTGCACCTTGGTCGGGCGACGGTACCCCCTCGGGACGATATTTTCTTAGTAGGAATATGTCGAGGACCTATTCAACAGTAACGACAGCAGCTCGCGTTTCGTTTTGGCGAGCGTTCGGTATCTGTCCGAACAATCAACTGCTGTTGGAGCAGACTTTTAGAGAGCAGGAACTGGACCTTAGTATTAGATCAGTGAACAACATCCGTCCTCAGGAGCTGGCATTAATTTGCTAGTCCTGGGCGGAAAACGCAGGGCGGTAAGCCAACGCACAGAGTACATGTGTAGTTGTAGAGCCGAGGTGTAGTGACAATCACCCGTTCCCTAGTCATGCAGAGCGCCCTTTGCGGCGGCACGAGCGAGCTTCGAGTCTGCATTCCGCGTCTTATAACGCATGGGGTCATGTTAAGTAATATCCCAAAACTATTACTTTAGTGCTAACCAAAATGCCAAGAGACTGCACGGCGATCCCGTAAGGTTTTAACATGATGTACAGTCCCCGTATACATAGGGTATCCCATACTATGTACAACAATAAGAAGAAACAGGTTCGCTCCCGACCTAATAAGAAGAAAGGAGGAGCAAAGCAACAAGCAACCCCCTTTGGGGATGTCGGATCCATTCTCGGCAATGCCATCGGCTCTATGTTTAACATGAAACTCGGTGGTGCTGGCAGATGGTTAGGCACTGGAATTGGCAGTATCTTCGGAAGTGGAGATTACACCATGATGGGCCCGTCCCCAAAGACTAATGTGCTAGTGAATGACGCACAAATTCCGAAGTTTTCCACGACCCACGCTACCAATGTAGTATCTCATCGAGAGTACATTGGCGATGTTACTGGGACGACTGCTTTCACCAACCGAACATTCGATATTAACCCCAGCAATGCTGAGCTGTTC